AGTTGGTGCGCTAGTTGAAATAGCATCACCTTGAGTAAAGGACTGGCTATAGCTAAATGCATTGCCGTTTGTATGCTGTGTTGCTGCGATAGTGCCAGGTGCCATGACACCTGAGGTGATCGTGCCTGCTGAGATAGTGCCAGCAGTCGTGCCATCAGTAGTGTTTATACCACTACCTGAGATCGCGTAAGAGTTTCCAACTCTGGATACGGTAGACCTTGCTGCATCAACATTCAACTGCACACTAGAAGCATGTTTAGTAACGAGTCCACCTGCTTGGGCGGCACCCGCTGTCATCAATAACATAACGATAGGGAGCAGAGATTTTCTCATTTCCATCGGTTATAAAGTGCTAGAGGTATTTAGCAAGATGAGTATGTTTACGGTAAACACTACTAGGTATGTTTACTAAATATATCGGTTGCCTTCGGGGACCACACAATACAATCTCGCTTTATAAGGAGAAGTTACATGGACCTTACTAGATGGTCATCGAAAGATGTCGATAAAATTTTTGATGCTGCGAACAGATACAGCATCGGACTAGATGATATCTTCTATCGATTACATTCATATGGATCGAATCATCCTGGTGGACAATATCCCCCATACAATATCATCAAAGAATCAAATATTAAATGGCGCATTGAAGTAGCACTTGCTGGATGGGATCCGAAAGATGTTGAGGTAACTACTGAGTCAAATATACTCTTAGTAAAATCTGTTGCATCTAAGAATGATATTGAAGATGATGAGTATGTGCATCGTGGATTGTCTTCACGCACCTTCACTAGGGGATTCAACCTGAGTGATGATGTCGAAGTCGGTACAGTCAGGTTTACAAACGGGTTGCTCGTGGTAGAATTGCAGAGGATTATTCCTGATCATCAGAAACGAAAAGTTTATGACATCGAAAATACTGCACTGGATCAAGGTAGCAGTGACACACCCAGCGACGCACGCTAACCTTATGATGGTGGGCACTCTGATTATGATTGGAGTGCTCCATAACCATGCTCACTTCTCCATGGAGAAGGATGCAGATGCATATGTCAGGCAATGGTGTAGGTCTTCAGATCAAAACAAAGCGACTTGCAAAAGTTACAGCACCGATTATTGATATATACTGGGGTTAGTGACTTACGAAACATGAACGTAACTATTAAGCAGACAGACGGGACCGAAACAACTTTTGAATGTGACGGTGACACATATATTCTTGACGCAGCAGAAGAAGCAGGAGCAGATATGCCATACTCCTGCCGTGCAGGTGCCTGTAGCACTTGTGCAGGCAAGATTGAATCAGGCACAGTGAATCAGGAAGATCAATCATTCTTAGATGACGATCAGATCGCAGCAGGATTCCTACTCACTTGTGTATCGTATCCCACATCAGATCTGGTGATCCTAGCAGAGCAAGAAGAGTATCTTTATTGACATATATAATATGCAACTGAAGAGACCACCCTGATGGGGGTCTCTTTTTGTTTGGAGTTGATTTTAATGAACATGTATGTTAACCTGTGTACTGCATACGCAGAGAAAAGCGAAACACTTACTCTAGACGTGCCACCTGATCAGATGGATACGTTTATGCAGTATGTCCACGTCCTTGCGGAAGAGAAAAACATCTCTGCTCGCCGTGCCTTTCAAGACATGGTGCAAGGCACTTACGAACAACTAATGGAAAAAGATTATGAGCGTAAAAATCGCAAGAATGCAAAGCGGCGAGGACGTAATCGCTGACATTAAAGAAGTCAGGGCGTCCGACGACAGCACTCTGCCTCTCGCGTATCAGTTTAGTCAACCATACTCAGTGGTGATTGAGCAACCAGCAGACAAGATGTTTGATTTCCAAGGGGGAGAGACTGTCCCTGACGAGATGGACCTCTCTGACGTGCAGATCAAACTGTTTCCATGGTCACCACTGACTGTTGGTAACAACATTGTATCTGTAATGTCAGTTGTCAGTCTTGGTGACCCTCACGAAAACGTGACTGAAAGTTACAAGGCTATACTTAAATCTCATAAACCTGCTGGTATGAGTGTTTACTTCGACGAAGAAGATGCATCTGCAAGAGACCTATGATTAAAGTTTTAATTCTTAAGAACAATCCTGACACTTACCTCATTGGTAAACTGACTGAGATGGATGAAGAACCCAGTCTCCTATTGGAAGACTCTCATGTGATTGATGTAGACACCAGCCTTCATAGGTATCCCCTGCACACTGACCAATCATTTCTCTTCTTGACATCTACAGATATTATGTCTATACTGGATCCTGCACCCGCAGTGCTGGCAGCATACCAGAAAGCAGTTAAGGAATGAGTGATTTTTACACAAGTGTCTGTCTACTGGGCGATGACATTCTCATCAGAGGTTACGAGCACGGAGACCCCGTGCAGTATCGAGAGAAGTCTCGCCCTACTTTGTTTCTAGTGCCTAACGCACAACAGAAGACGAGTAAGTATCGGACACTGGATGGTCGTTATGCTTTCCCTAAGCAGTTTGATGGCGCTCGTGAAGCACGAGAGTTTATCAAAACGTATGAGGGCGCATCGGGTCTGGAAGTCCATGGATATGAGCGGTATGTTTATCAACATATTGCTCAGAAGTGGCAGGGTGAGATTGATTATGACATGTCTAAGATGAAGATCTGGACTATTGACATTGAGGTTGCCTGCGAAAATGGATTCCCAGACGTGCAAGCATCTGCTGAGGAGATGCTTTGTATTACGATGAAGAACTTCAATACCAAGGAGACAATCACCTGGGGGACCAGAGAGTTTGTTGCTCCAAAGGATGTTGAATACCGTGTCTTCTGGACAGAGCAAGAGATGCTACAGGACTTTCACTCATGGTGGAATCAGAATACCCCTGATATCATTACTGGATGGAATAACAACCTGTATGACATCCCTTACATCTGTCGTCGTATCGAGCGGGTGCTAGGTGAGAAGTGGAAGAAGTCTCTGTCCCCCTGGAATAGGGTCATTGACAGAGAGATCAAGATGATGGGACGCACCAATATAGCGTATGAAATAACTGGTGTAGCGATCCTCGATTATCTCGATCTCTATAAGAAATTCACTTACACTAACCAGGAATCCTATCGCCTAGACCATATTGCTATGGTTGAATTGGGTGATAAGAAGTTGGACCACTCTGAGTTTGAAAACTTCAAGGATTTCTACACGTCTGACTGGCAACGCTTCGTGGAATACAACATCCATGACGTGAATCTGGTTGACATGCTGGAAGATAAGATGAAGTTAATCGAGTTGGCAGTTACCATGGCGTATGACGCTAAGGTAAACCTTGAGGATGTATATTCTCAAGTCCGTATGTGGGACACCCTGATCTATAATGATCTTAAAGGTCGTAACATTGTGGTGCCACCTCGCCTAACTACTAAGAAGGATGATAAGTATGCAGGAGCATATGTCAAAGAACCGATTCCAGGAAGTTATGATTGGGTGGTGTCTTTCGATCTTAACTCTCTGTATCCTCATCTCATTATGCAGTACAACATCTCCCCCGAGACGCTCATGGATGAGCGACACCCAACGGTTACAGTTGATAAAATACTTAATCAGGAAATAGTATTCGATGGGGATGGTTGTGTGTGTGCTAACGGTGCTCAATACCGTAAGGATACACTTGGATTCCTTCCACAAATGATGCAAAGAATCTATGATGAAAGGACCATTTACAAGAAGAGAATGCTTGCCGCTAAGCAAAATCTCGAAGATGCCACCACACCTGCAGAAACCTTGGCATTACAAAAGGATGTGTCAAAATTCAACAACATCCAAATGGCAAGAAAGATCCAACTCAACAGCGCCTATGGTGCCATCGGAAATCAATACTTCCGATACTACTCTCTGGCAAATGCTGAAGCGATTACTCTATCGGGACAGGTAAGTATCCGATGGATTCAAAACAAAATGAATACTTACCTTAATAAAATCTTGAGGACTACTGATGTTGACTACGTTATTGCTGCTGATACTGATTCCATCTATCTCAATCTGGGTCCTTTTGTTGACAAGGTATTCCAAGGCAGAGAGAAGAGCGATGAAAGTGTTGTTAGGTTCCTTAACAAGGTGTGTGAAGTGGAATTTGAGAAGTATATTGGAAATTCTTATGAAGCGTTGGCGACCTATGTAAACGCCTACGACCAGAAGATGTTTATGAAGCGAGAGAATATCGCTAACCGTGGCATCTGGACAGCAAAGAAGAGATATATCCTCAATGTATTTGATAGTGAGGGTGTCCGTTACAAGACTCCCAAACTTAAGATCAACGGTATTGAAGCAGTCAAGTCTTCTACCCCTGCACCCTGTCGCACTGCCATTAAGGATGCTCTGAAGGTCATTATGAATGGCACAGAGGATGAGTTGCAGAAGTTTATCGCTGACTTCCGTGAGAGGTTTGAGGCGATGCCTGTGGAGGAGATTGCATTCCCCCGTGGATGTAACAACGTGGCAAAGAATTCGTCACCTGCTACCATCTATGGCAAGGGATGCCCCATGCATGTGCGAGGAGCACTGCTGTATAACTTCTATATCAAGAAGAGGAAACTGGCACACAAGTATCCCATCATCCAAGAGGGTGAGAAGATTAAGTATGTGATGCTGAGGACACCAAACCAGATCAACGAGAACGTGATCTCATTCTTCCAGACTCTCCCAACCGAGTTTGGACTTGACAAAAGCATAGACTATGACCTACAGTTTAAGAAGTCGTTTCTTGACCCTTTGACTGTGATCTTAGACACCATTGGTTGGAAACCCGAAAAAATAAACACCCTGGAGGCACTTTGGTCGTGAATTTTCTTTCTGATATCGTAAAGGAGATCGATAATGAATACGCTGGTCTGGTTTCAGACGGAGTTGCAGCAGGTGATACCACCTCTTATATCGATACTGGCAGTTATATTTTTAATGCACTGGTATCTGGATCGATCTATGGTGGCATCCCGTCCAATAAGATTACAGCTCTGGCAGGCGAGTCTTCAACTGGTAAGACTTTCTATTGCCTTGGGATTGTCAAGCATTTTCTTGACATGGATCCTGATGCAGGTGTAATCTATTTTGAATCTGAGTCTGCCATCAGTAAGAACATGATCGAGTCTCGCAAGATTGACTCAAATCGTATGGTCATTGTCCCTGTCACTACAGTGCAGGAGTTTAGGCAGCAGGCAATCAAGATTATTGACAAATACTTAAGTCTGCCTGAGGAGTCTCGCCAACCTATGATGTTTGTGTTAGACTCATTAGGAATGCTCTCAACCTCTAAGGAGATTGAGGACACCGAAGCGGGTAAAGAAACCCGCGATATGTCACGGGCACAGGTAGTTAAGTCTATCTTCCGTGTGCTCACTCTTAAACTGGGTAAAGCAAACGTGCCTATGATCGTTACTAACCACACTTATGATGTTATTGGATCTTATGTCCCTACAAAGGAAATGGGTGGAGGCAGTGGACTCAAGTATGCTGCATCTACAATCATCTATCTCTCAAAGAAAAAAGAGAAGGATGGCAAAGAAGTTATTGGAAACATTATCAAGGCAAAGACTGCTAAGTCGCGTCTGAGTAAGGAGAACACTGTCGTTGAAACACGTCTTTACTATGACGAGCGTGGACTTGACCGCTATTTCGGACTACTGGAATTGGGTGAGAAGTATGGAGTCTTCCAACGGGTCGGTAATCGTATCAAGTTTGGTGAGACTTCTGTTTATCCTAAGTCTATTCTCTCTGATCCCGAAAAATACTTCACCCCCGAAGTGATGGTTAAACTTGACAAAGCAGCAGAGCAGGAGTTCTCTTATGGATCATAAGGAATGGATTAAGATCTATCCCAAAGCACTTGATCCAAATGTATGTCGTAATGCTCTCCTTAAGGCAGACAATACTGACAAGATGATGCGGTGGGATGATGGTGTCCCACAATATAACATCATCAACATTTCTTTCCTGGCAGACGAGGGTGATCATGAGTGGAATGCAATCCAACAACAGATTGTACCCATCATTCAGTGGTCTGCACATGAATACATGAAGCAGATGGACTGCGAGAAATTCTGGGCAACCAAGAATAATCTTGAGCAGATCAAATTGAATAAATACAATGTCGAGACTGGGGATAACTTCGGTCTACATATCGATGTTGGTGATGCCGACTCTGCTAAGAGATTCCTAGCATACAAATTCTTCCTTAACGATGTTGAGGAGGGAGGCGAAATGGAATTCCCGCAAGTGGGTCTCAAGATTAAACCACAGCAAGGTGATGTGGTATTATATCCACCTGGGTGGACGTTTCCTTACTCGGACAACGCTCCTATCAGTAATGACAAGTATGAATTGACCACCTATCTACATTATCAATGAGCCTAAAGATCGAAGAGATTGCACTCAGTAAACTTATCCTTGAGGAAGATTACTGTCGAAAGGTTTTGCCTTTCCTTAAGGATGAATACTTCGATATGTTTACTAACCGTCTGTTGTTTCAGACGATTCAGGAATACATCGGTGAGTACGATATCAATCCAGAGCCTAACGCTCTGAAGATTGAGATTGAGCAGCGACGTGACATCACGGAGGACACTTACAAGGAGATTGAAACCTTCCTTGATAACCTAGACCGTGACACATACAACGATGAATGGTTGATGGAGACCACTGAGAAGTGGTGTAAAGAACGTGCAGTCTATCTTGCTCTCATGGAGTCAGTTAAGATTGCAGATGGACAAGATAAGACAAGGACAAAGGACGCTATCCCCAGCATTATGTCTGAGGCATTGGGCGTCTGTTTTGATGATCATGTAGGTCACGATTACATCTCTGATGCATCAGACCGTTACGACTTTTACCACAGGAAAGAGGAGAAGATTCCCTTTGACATCGACTATTTTAACAAAATCACAAAAGGTGGTCTGCCTAATAAGACTCTCAACATCGCACTTGCTGGCACAGGTGTCGGGAAGTCTCTATTCATGTGCCACTGCGCTAGTGCCAGTCTCCTGCAGGGGAGGAACGTACTCTACATTACACTTGAAATGGCAGAGGAGAAGATTGCTGAGCGAATTGACGCCAACCTTCTGGACATCCCGATCCAACAACTGAGTGATCCGATGTTTACTAAAGAGAGATACATCAAGAAGGTGGACTCTCTTAAGAAGAAGACACAAGGTCGCTTAGTTATTAAAGAGTATCCCACAGCGTCTGCACATGTGGGACACTTTGAAGCACTCTTGAATGAGTTGTCACTCAAGAAAGGTTTCCATCCTGACATTGTATTTGTTGACTACCTTAATATCTGTGCGTCCTCACGATACAAAGGGACTGCAGTCAATTCCTATACATATGTTAAGTCCATCGCAGAGGAATTGAGAGGACTCGCTGGCAAGTTGAATGTCCCTATTGTCTCTGCTACTCAAACTACCCGAAGTGGATATGGAAATTCTGATGTGGATATTACCGATACTAGCGAGTCTTTTGGACTGCCTGCTACTGCTGATCTTATGGTCGCGCTTATATCCACAGAGGAGATGGAGCAGCTGGGTCAGATCATGGTCAAGCAACTCAAAAATAGATACAACGACCCCACCCTATTCAAACGATTTGTTGTAGGGATTGACAGGGCGAAGATGAGGCTGTATGATTGTGACCAGTCCGCCCAGGACAACATCATTGATGCTGGTGACATCAGTGAGGATGCATTCACCGATACTAAAAAAAGTTTTGACGGATTCAAAGTATGACTGACCCCAACAAGTTTACCCAACAAGGTGAGCCTAATTATGAATTAGAGCAACAGACAGAGAAAATCTCTGGTGATGCTCAAGAGAAGGTTGAAGAGGAGCGTGTTCGTGCTCAAGAGGTCGCAGACTCTACTCCCAAGACTCCTGAGGAGATGCTCAACAACCCTGATGTTGTGGCACCCAAGACCAAGAAGAAAGCAGCAGAGAAGAAAGCTGCTGCCGCTGCAGGAAAGGGTGGGAGTGAGAAGTTTGAAGTGGATCTTGATCGCTATTGCAGTTTTGTAGATCGTGTTACTTCTCCTGCTAGTAAGGACTACCTGTCTTACATGGAGCGTCTGACTGAGTTGCACAAAGCAGGTTGTAACATCGAGCGTCTTGACACTGCTGCAGCAGGTATCTGTGCAGAGGGTGGAGAGTTTGCAGAGATCGTTAAGAAGATCAAATTCCAAGGCAAACCTTGGGACACTGCTAACAAAGAGCACCTGCAGAAAGAGTTGGGTGATATCATGTGGTATGTTGCCAATGCTGCTATTGCACTGGACATGCGACTCGATGAAATCATCTACATCAACACACTGAAACTGGCAGCACGTTACCCTGAGGGTATGTTTGATGTCAACTACAGTGAGAATCGTGCTCCAGGAGATATCTAATGCAGTTTAGTCAAGATGATCTTTGGAATCAGATTGCATCCCTTGGTTGGGATGTAAGGCATGATAACATTCACATCGAGATTGGTGGCACACAGGTATCTGGTATCGAGCAACCTGAAGGATACAATAAAAAGTGGGCAGCCCAAAAGGGTGACCGCAAGTATAATAAGGATGCATTCATTGTTATCAAGAACCTATCACGCAACGACGACACCAAGTCTCAACCTATGGACAGGGAGCACAAACCTCATCATCTAAATAGTTAGATCGAGTCCTAGGTCAGATGGCAAACAAGGGTTTACAATTTGAGCACGCTGTAATGTATTCTGCTATGAGCAGAGTCACCAGTAAGTCATCACAAAATAAAAAAGATTTTGATGATGCTGCTGGACGCTATGAAGCCATTCCTAATGACATCAAGCAAGCAGCAGATCGAGTTGTGCAAAACTATGCTCCATCTGGTCTCGGTGCAAGACAAGAATACTATTCTTCATTCGAGAAGATGTCTGGTGGTGGAGAAGAACCTAAGACTGATATTAAGTTTAAGTCTGGTAGCACAGTATATAAGTGCTCAATGAAATGGGGAGACTCTTTTCAACTCTCATCAGCGGGGGTTGATAAGAGTCTTCTTGTTTTACAAAATGTTTTGAAAAAGACTGCAAAGGAAATGGGTGGTAGCACTGATGCTGAGACCCTAGGTTATCTACAATTAGTCCTGGAGCAGATCGGTAACAAGTGTGAGAATGCAAAAGGCACCATCGCACAACCACAGGCCAAAGCAATCCTCTCTGATATCAAGAAGTCGGGTGGGTTGAATGAGCAACTGCAAGAGATCTTAGGATCAAAGCAGAAACCTAATGGTGCAGAAGCATATGATAGATTCAAATATAACTTGACGCACGAGTGTATGACTGGTGCCCTCCTGTTTAACGGTGATGACAGGGCAGCATCTCATATCCTGACAGAGGACGGGATCAAACCCATAGATGAGAAGGCAGTCCGTGACGTGATGAAGGTGGCAGGAGTCAGGGTATCCCTCAAGGGCAGGGGCACGGACAAAGTTACAGGTGTCCGTCAGAACGCCATTGTGATCCGATACGAGGTATAATACAGGTATGGCAAACACACACTTAGAGCACCTAGAGGACGACATCCTCAATGGAGGATCCAAGGGAGGTCACAACGCTATCGCATTCTTGCGCTCGCTAGGCGACATGCTTGGCAAACCTCAGTCCAACATGAGGGTCACTACTAAGTGGGACGGTGCTCCCGCTGTCATCTGTGGCATTCATCCTGGCACTGGTAACTTCTTCGTGGGCACCAAGGGTGTCTTTGCTAAGATGCCTAAGATCTGTGTGACTCATGAGGATGTTGACACATGGTATAGCGGTGCCTTAGCAGAGAAACTTAAAGATTGTCTTAACGAGTTACCTAAGTTAGGTATCAAAGGTGTGCTACAGGGTGATCTCCTCTTCACTAACGATACGATTGTTAAAAATATTAATGGTGAGAAGTCCTTGGTCTTCCAACCCAACACCATCACCTATGCAGTACCTGCCGATACAGATATGGCAAAGAAATTGCAAGCAGCGAAGGTGGGCATTGTATTCCACACCTCATATAGTGGTGGTCCTACCCTCCGTGACATGAAGGCATCCTTTGGTGTTAATGTTAATGGTATGCAGGGTGTGAAGAGTGTCGCTGTATTCTCTTCCAACTTCTCAGACGATAAAGGTAAGTCTTACTTCACTAATGCTGAGCGTATTCGTTACAATGCTGCTGTCAAGAAGGCAGAAGGATCTCTCAAGCAGGCATCTAAGTTCTTAGATATTCTGCAGACGAGTGGTGAAGGTAAGTTTATGCTTGCTCCTATGTTTAAGATTTATTTCAACACATATATCCGACAAGGTAAGACATTCCCCAGTGCTGCACAAGTATCCAAGGGATTTGAAGACTTCTATACTGCTGCACTTGATAAGGAGATCTCCCTCAAGAAGCAGGAGACAACCAAGAAGAAGTATCTTACAATGAAAGAGAATGGTCTGAAGTTTATCAAAATGAATAGCACTGCTATCTACATGACTGTCGCTTCCTACATGAATCTCACTGCTGCTAAGACTCTGGTCATCAGACAACTAGAGAAAGTCCAAGGCATTGGCACCTATATCAAGACTGATAAAGGTTACAAAGTTACTGCACCAGAAGGATTCGTTGCTATCAAGTCGGGCAATGCACTCAAATTGGTGGACCGCTTGGAGTTTTCCAGAGCGAATTTCACCGTCGAGAAGAACTGGGGTTGATAAATAAAGTATATGGCTGAGTTTTTTAGTAAACCAATGCGATTTATTACATTCATAAGAGAAGCAGCGGCTGCAGCAAAACCTGCTGCTAAGAAACCTTCCACATCTAGTAAGGGTAAGTCTCCTGCTGCTCAAGCAAAGATAGATGATAAGCATGTTGCTATCACCTTTGGTAGATTCAATCCACCTCATGCTGGTCATGGTAAACTCCTTGATGCAGTCAAGGACCATGGTGGTGACTCAGGTAACTATCGTATCTACCCATCTAGATCACAAGATCATAAGAAGAATCCACTGACTGCACATCAGAAGGTGGATCACATGCGTAAGATGTTTAAGGGGCACAAGGATGCTATCCAGAACAATGAAGCGCACAGAAATATTTTTGATATCCTTCGTGACCTTCATGATGAAGGGCATGAGCATGTAACTATGGTTGTCGGAGACGACCGTGTGAAAGAGTTTGAAACTCTTGCTAACAAATATAATGGTAAGCACTATGACTTCAAGTCTATTAACATTAAGTCTGCAGGGGCTCGTGCTACTGACTCTGATGATCCTATCGAGAATCTGTCTGCATCAGCAATGCGTAAACACGCCCAAGGGGGTGACCATGAATCATTCCACGCTGGGACTGGTGGATACAAGGACTCTAAGAAACTGATGGGTGATGTCCTCACTGGGATGACACCTCCACCTAAAGCGAAGAAGGGTAAGAAGGGTGAGTCTGTCCACGAATCTGTGTGGTCATACGCTCCTAAACTTGACTTCGATGCCTTCCGTGACTACTATATGCTCAACCAAATCTTTAAGGTGGGTGCAATCGTAGAGCATGATGACAGTGGTATCCGTGGTAGGGTTGCACATCGTGGCACTAACTACGTTATCATTCGTGATAGTTGGGGTGGCGAGCACCGTTGCTGGTTGCAGCACATCAGTGAAGTTGCACAACTAGGACCATCAGATCTTAGTCACAAGCAAGAGGTTGCTGCTGATACTACTAAGGATCAAAGCAACTATAGTGCCGATGATGGCAGTGGTAACACCTGGAAAGCAGGGACTGATCGCTACCGTGAAGCACTTCAGAACATGACCCCTGGTCAAAAGACAGTTAAATTCACAGATTTCAGAAAATCTGCTGAAACTAAATAGTATTAGCGAAATTCATTTCGGTTTAGAAACATGACGTTAGAAATGCTGGTGTCTGCCGCACTCATGGATTACAATCCCACTGAGCAGACATACATCCTCAAAGCAATCGAAGAAGATACTCTTCCAAAATCACAGAGACTCCACACAGGTGTCATGAAAGTGATGGAAGCATTCGATGCTTACGAGCCTACAGTAGAAGGCTATGCAGGATTCAAAATTGATCGTAACTCCGTCTCAAAGAAGAAGGCAGAGTATAAAGATGATCGAAATGTAGGTCGTGTTGTCAGATCTGGTAGTGGTGACTCTATGCTCATCACTGGTAAGAAGGCAGACGGTCGTTACATTGTTGTCGGTAAGAAAGGAGAGAAGTCAGCGAGAGATGCTGCTGACCTCGGCGTGACCGCCAAAGAAGAAGTGGTCGGCATTGATATCGATGACCTCCATCAAGAAATGCTTGAAGGTCTCAAGCAAGCACGCAAGAATGTGGGTGCTAGCAAGTGCTGGGACGGATACAAAGCAAGTGGCACTAAGAAGAAGGGTGGCAAAGATGTCCCCAACTGTGTCAAAGAAGAAGAGTTAGACGAACTCTACAAAGGTAAGCACGGACAGTCCGAGAAAGAGTATCAAGACGGTCGCTCACAAGGTGGCAAGATGGTCTCTGGCGATTCTAAAGGGAGTGGTGCAAAATACTCTCACGGCAGAAGAGTTGACGACGGTGGCGCTGGTCCACAACCTGCTGGTGGTTCTAAGAAACCAAAGGCACAAGGTAGAATGGACAAAGGTGGTCGTGCCGAATTAGTAATGCGTAAAGCAAACCTCAAAGCAAAGAATGAGGACTTTATAAATAAACTATCGGACTCAGGATTATTTACTGAGGCTGAATTACAAAAGATGGGTGAGATTGAATGAAACCAATCGGTCACAAAGAATCATCTCTAAAGACTACCAAGAAAGGTAACGTCACCATCAATCCAAAGAAAGAGGACCTTATGTCTGAACATCTGAGAAGTAGAATCCTGAGTAGCGTAGAAGCACTCAAGGAAGCTGCCAAGAAAAAAGACAAACACATCAAAGCCGCCAAGGCAGGTAAGCGTTGGCAGGATTCTGACGGCGATGGCAAGTGGTATGAGCCTGGTCAGGATGTCAAGAAAGAAGAGTGCGACACCCCTGCCCCCAAGGTAGACAACGTAGCAGACGACGCTGCAAAGAAAGCTGCTAAGGATCGCATGAAGGAAAAGATGCTACAAGCTACAGCCGATTTCGATAGAAAGAAGGCAGGCGGGAAGTAATCACATATATAGATCAGTAACCCGTATTGATCTATGTTAGCACTGCTCCTACCTTTAGCAAAGAAAACAATCACTGCACTACTTGGTAAAGACGAAGTGCGCCACTTTCTTGTGGACGTGCTGCGCTCCCTAGTCGCTACAACTGATAACAAGTTAGACGACAAGGCAGTTGATGTAGTAGAGTCACTTCTTTTCCAGAAAGAAGAATAGCTATAAATAACTTATAGGAATATAATCTTCATACACGGAGAAACAATGGCTGTATTTGGAAAAATTGATGCCGCAACCTTCGCAAACAATGTAGCGGTCACCAATGGTGACGCCACTGTTACGAAAAACGCTGCGGATACCGTCGTCGTAGGCGACATCTTAGAGCTCTCTAACGTTGCTTACATCGTTAAAGAAGTTACTAGCACTACTGCAATCGAATTGCACAAAGTATATGCAGGTAGCACTGCTGCTGCTCTCGCTGGCGCTGTCCGTAGGACTGCACCTAAAGCGGTTGCTGAGTATGTGATCAAGGGTGGCGACAGCAACTCATACGATCTCGTATTTGTTGACACCACGGAAATGGCACTCGCTGAGAATAAGTCTCGCGGTATCACAGGTCCTGGTTGGTGGCAGTATCGCACATTCACTACTGCTAATGGTGACACCAAGCATAAGGCTGAGTGCATTGCATTCGTCCATGCTACTGCTGGTGTTGCTGGTGACGACGCTGATGACACTGTGGTTGCTGATGTAGCATCTGCTGTAACTGTTACAGCACAACCTGCTGCTTCTACTTCTTCCTCTGGTGCTGGTACGTTTACTCTTACCACATCCACCACAGGAACACCTGGAGCACTTGCATATGTCTGGCAACGTCAGACTGCTGCCTCAACTAAGAAGTGGACTAACATCACTGCTTCCCTTGACACTGGCATCACCTATGCAGACTTCACGACCGCAACTCTTGCTTACAGTGGTCTCGCTGGCGACACTCTGGACGGTTACAAGTATCGCGTCAAGATTACCTCAGCAGGTGGCACCGAAGAAGTGATCACCGATGGCGTAGGCGCTCTGACCTTCGGGTCTTGATAACTGACTTTTTACATAATGCATTTTGATCAACTTAGTGAAAAAAACTATTTAATGTTTGCTATTCAGCATTATGATAACCCACAGTCGGTTACCGTAGATGATTTTATGGAGGACATGAAGAAATTCAAATACCTTAAGAGGTTACTCAAGAGGTATTTGAAAACGGGTGTCCTCCGTGTCAATCTGATACTCAATCATCTTATCATTCTGTTTAATGTGTTTAGTGACGGGACGATCCCGCTACTGATGTATAAATTAGAGAGAGAATATTGGTCCCTGATAAAGACCTTTCTTGTATATCTGAATAGATATCCACAGGTTCCTGCTGGATGTCTTGACCTTGTTGATATCGATAACGACGTAAAAGACTTACTAGAAGATCTGTGATGAATGAAGACGCACCCACAATGAGCGCAGGCGATGGTGGTTTCAGCAACACTGCTGATGCAACTGGACCCAATGCTGGTTTCACTCCTCTCCTAGGAGGGTCGAAAAAGAAACCTAAGAAGCGTCGTCGCTATACTATTTCCCAGTCCGACATGTTAGCGACTGAAGGAGCACAGAAAGATACCTCATACCTACCATTCCTTATCTCCTATGATGGGGCAGAGCAGTATGTATTGTATAGTAAGTCAGAAGCACAACTAAAGATAGAACTTCGTAAGATCTATCGCCCAGAAAACTTTAAGAAGTTGGATGTTAAACGTCTTTATCCTAATGATGTAATCCAGTTTTACTGGAAGAAACGACAAGCAGCACTTAGATCCGAATAATGGCCGACATTAACTCAGCGATTCTAGAAAGATTAGAAAAGGTAGTTGATTCATTACAGGATAATTCTGTAAAGATGGGTCAACTACTTGCAGTACATAACGAAAAACTATCTACACAGAGTGAAGTTGACGGTATTCTATTTGAAAAAGTAGATAGACTTCATGCAGATCTGAATAAAGAGACAGACACAATCAAGAAAGGTTGTGAGAGAGACATCCGTCTAGTCGATGATAGACTTAGGATGATGGAGAAAAAGATGTGGTCCATCTTTGGTGGTCTTGCTGTGATCTCTTTCCTCGTCAGTGTCCCAGGTCAAGCATTGCTTAGGTCATTGACACCTGGCGATCCATCTGCTATGGTGGATGCAATGGACCGCTCTGCATGGATTACGTCGATGACAAATACATCCGACTTCTCAGCACCAGGCTAGAGAAATACAAACACGTCAAATCAGGACTATATAACTTCCGCTGCCCTTACTGTGGTGATTCACAGAAGCATAAGAATAAGGCACGGGGGTATTTTTTTCTGAAGAAGACTGAATACATCTTCAAGTGTCACAACTGTGGCATGGGTAGATCGCTGTCTAATTTTCTAAAGGACAATGCTGCTGACCTTCATGGTGAGTTCGTCATGGAGAAATATAAGCAGGGGATGACTGGTAAAGGTAGGCACACACCTGCTCCTGAATACAAAGGTGCAAAGCCAAAGTTTGCTAACAAAGTGACAGATCTCACTCCGATCAGCGAGCTAAATACAACGCACCCCGCCAAGAAGTATCTTCTTGATAGAAGAATCCCAGAAGATCAACTGGGTAGATTCTTCTATGTTGACAAGTTTAAGAGGTGGGTTAATACGCAACGCCAGACATTTGACAATCTTCAGAATGACAGACCTAGAATTATTATCCCTCTCATTGACAAGGACGGTAATTGGTTTGGCATTCAGGGTAGATCTATGGCAGCAACTTCTACGCTACGATACATCACCGTGATGTTTGAGAATCAACTCAAACTATTCGGACAAGACCAAGTAAACCCAGAGGAGACAGTGTATGTCACAGAAGGACCCTTCGATAGTACTTTCATTAAGCAATCTGTTGCTATGTGTGGCAGCGATGTTGACCACCGCACTCTTCCTTATACACATAGGGTCTGGGTCTTCGACAACGAGCCTAGAAACAGACAGATCGTGTCTAGGATTGATGCGGCAATTGGAAGCGGCGAAGCAGTAGTCATCTGGCCGAAGTCAGTAAAAGAAAAAGATATTAATGACATGGTGTTGGCAGGACTTGACCCTGCTGCTATAATAAAGAGCAACACCTTTTCAGGATTAAAAGCAAAGGTACAACTTACAGATTGGAAAAAGGTATGAGCAACACAGTTGTCAAACGCAACGGACAGGTGGAAGAGATCCACCTAAGTAAAATCCATGAAATGGTAGAGCACGCTTGCAGAGGACTTGCTGGTGTGTCAGAGTCGGCAATCGAAATGAATGCTAACCTGCAACTATTTGATGGCATCAAAACCAGTGACATCCAAGAGATTCTTGTGCGCTCTGCTAATGATTTGATTACATTAGATGCACCAAACTATCAGTTTGTAGCAGCACGTCTGCTTCTGTTTGGTCTTCGCAAGCAAGTATATAATGGACACCCAGACTTGCGTCCTCATATTCAGGAGCATGTATGGGACTGCGTTCATCGTGGTGTCTATGATAAAAGTATCCTTACAACATATAGTGATGATGAGTGGGATCAGATTGAATCATTCATTGACCACGACCGTGACTATTTGTTTACATATGCTGGTCTAAGGCAGGTCGTTGATAAATATCTCGTGCAGGATCGATCGTCTGGGGAGGTGTATGAGACACCCCAGCAGATGTACATCATGATTGCAGCAACTCTCTTCCAAACCTATCCACAAGAGACAAGACTCGATTATGTCAGACGATACTACAACGCGATCTCAAAGCACAGGATCAACATCCCAACCCCCATCATGGCAGGGGTCAGGACCCCTCTACGACAATTTGCTAGCTGTGTTCTTGTTGATGCTGATGACACCCTCGATAGCATTTTTAGCAGTGACATGGCTATTGGTTACTACGTTGCTCAAAGGGCGGGGATTGGCATCAACGCAGGCAGAATCCGTGGCATCAACGCTAAAATCAGAGGGGGAGAAGTTCAACACACAGGTGTTATCCCTTTCCTCAAGAAGTTTGAGAGCACTGTCAGATGCTGTACTCAAAATGGCGTCCGAGGTGGAAGCGCAACTGTCCACTTCCCCATCTGGCACAGAGAGATCGAAGACATCATCGTCCTCAAAAACAACAAAGGCACAGAAGACAACCGAGTAAGGAAACTTGACTATTCTATCCAAATTAGTAAACTATTTTATGAAAGATTCATCGGAAACGGAGAGATGGCGCTTTTCAGTCCTCATGATGTCCCTGGGTTGTATGACGCTTACGGGACTGATGAGTTTGACGCTATGTATCTTGGTTACGAAGGGGATCAGTCGGTCCCTAGACTCACCATCTCTGCCCAGCAACTCTTCCTTGATCTACTAAAGGAGCGAGCAGAGACAGGTCGTATTTACATCATGAATATCGACCACTGTAATACTCACTCCTCCTTCAAGGACAAGGTGAATATGAGTAACCTCTGTCAGGAGATCACTCTACCTACTGATCCTATCAATCACATTGATGATCGTGGTGGTGAGATTGCTCTGTGTATTCTCTCTGCTATCAACGTGGGTAAACTGAAGTCCCTAGATGAGATGGAAGACCTCTGTGACCTCTCTGTGAGGGGTCTGGAGGAGTTGATTGACTACCAGGAGTATCCAGTCGCTGCTGCTGAGCGTAGCACGTTGGCACGTCGCTCTCTGGGTATTGGATACATCGGACTAGCACACTACCTTGCTAAGAACGGTGAGCATTACGATGACAAAGGTGCATTGAGACTCGTCCATGAGTTGACTGAAGCATTCCAATACTACCTGCTGAGAGCATCTAATAGACTCGCTCAAGAGCGTGGTCCATGCGAAGCATTCCACCGCACCAAGTACTCTGATGGACTTCTACCATTAGATACATATAAGAAGGATGTCGATGACTTAGTAGCACCAGAATACAACTATGATTGGGATTCTCTTAGGCAATCTATCGATGAATACGGACTCAGGCACAGCACTCTGTCCGCACAAATGCCATCGGAAAGCAGTTCCGTTGTGTCAAACGCAACAAATGGAATTGAGCCACCTAGAGACTACTTGTCCATTAAAAAGTCCAAGAAGGGACCTCTTAAGCAGATTGTTCCTCAATTCAATACACTGAAGAATAACTATACTCTCCTATGGGAAATGCAATCCAACAAAGGATACGTTGAGATTGTTGCAGTCATGCAGAAATTCTTTGACCAAGCCATCTCAGGCAACTGGTCTTATAACCCAGAGAAATTTGAAAATAATGAAGTGCCTGTATCCGTTATGGCACAAGACCTACTAATGACCTACAAGTATGGTTGGAAAACTTCTTACTATCAAAATACATACGATGCCAAAAAAGATGTAGACGAGCCTGCTCATTCAATTGGATGGGTTGATGAGACTGCTTCCAAACTAGACAATCTCTTAGCGGAGATTGATGCAGGCGATGAGTCTGAATGCGATGCCTGCAATGTCTAAGGACATTACTATCACACTCAGCAAGGACTTACAAGAAGAATTTGAGTCCTATCTTGACTGCTGTGACTCCCTGGACTTTGCTCCAAGGATCAATGCATTCCTAAATTATATTCACAACTACGGTACATGCAAGAATCCAAGGGAGCCAAAATGGGACTGACTGTTTTCAACGACAAGAAAGTAGACACCAAAAAACAACCAATGTTTTTCGGAGCTCCCTTGGGGATGCAACGATACGATGAATATAAGTATCCTGACTTCGACAAACTAACACAGACACAACTCGGTTACTTCTGGAGACCTGAAGAGGTATCTCTACAGAAGGACCGTGCCGATTACAAGACACTGAATGAGCAACAAAAACATATCTACACCAGCAACCTCAAGTATCAGATCCTTCTGGACTCTGTGCAAGGGCGTGGTCCTGGCATGGCATTCTCACCTTACTGTAGTCTTCCAGAGTTGGAAGGATGCATGGGAGTCTGGGAATTCATGGAGCAGATTCACTCTCGCTCCTATACCCATATCATCAAGAACGTATACGCAGACCCATCAGAAGTCTTCGATGCAGTATTAGATAATGAGAAGATCCTTGACCGTGCTACAGCAGTATGCAAAGCATACAATGACTTCATTGAGGTAGCAACTGAGTGGTCACTCAGTAACATGTGGAAGGAAGGTTGGAAAGACTCTCCTACTTCACAGTGGACTATCAGAGATGTCAAGCGTAAACTCTATCTGGCGATTGCTAATGTCAATATCCTTGAAGGAATTCGGTTTTATGTTTCTTTTGCTTGCAGCTTTGCTTTTGGTGAACTTAAACTCATGGAAGGTTCTGCAAAAATTATCTCCCTTATTGCCAGGGACGAGTCACAGCACCTCGCATTGACCCAGAAGATCCTCTACAAGTGGAAGAAGGGTGACGATCCTGAGATGCAGCAGATCATTCAGGAAGAGGAAGAGACAGTGCGTCAGATGTTCCTTGACGCAGTTGCCCAAGAGAAAGAGTGGGCAAAATATTTGTTTGAGAATGGTAGTATGATCGGTCTTAACGAGCGTCTGCTTTCTCAATACGTGGAATGGATTGCTAATCGTCGTATGAAAGCAATCGGACTAGCACCCGCCTTCGATATCCCTGCTAAAAACAATCCTCTGCCTTGGACAGAGCACTGGCTAAATAGCAAGGGTCAACAAAATGCCCCTCAGGAAACTGAGATTGAATCCTATGTCGTTGGGGGAATCAAGCAGGATGTTAGTGCGGAAACTTTTAGCGGGTTTAAGCTATAAAATTACAACATGGATACGGATACCCAAGGTGTATCCAGATACACATCACGATGCCGAGAAGAAATTGGAAGAGACAAGCGAGGTCCCTGTATACAAACGAGACACAATCGACTGGTATTCCGAAAACCCCGATACATGGTATCAGGGACCACTTATCCTTCTTGAAGAAACTCAAGAAGGACTTAAAGAATACCAAGCCCATTAGTAACACTCCCTACCATCGTCGCAAAAAGAAACGAAAGAAGTAGGGGGTTGCATAAATAGTAATGTCATGCTATCATGACAACACGTTCATCCCACTCTTGGGTGGGACGCAAGTAAGTCGCGCAACGGAGCGTTGATCCCATGTTTGAATTACTTCTGTATTCATCACTCACCTGCCAACAAGCTGATACAATCATGCTTAAAATGAAAGCAAATGAGGATCTCTCACATGCTTTTAAGGTAGAGTTGATAGAGACCGTAAAGGAATCTGTCCCTGAGTGTTATTGGGACGCACACGATTGAAGGAACGGGGATTAAAAACCCTAACTTCGGAGACGAACTCATGAACACACTTAACCTCATTCGCAAGCAAATTCACAAGGCATCTGCCTTGCATAACGCACAGATTACTCACACCACATATCGCGGTGTAAAGTATGACACACGTTGTGTGGAAAGCAAAGAGTCTCACGGGACTTTCTGCTACCGTGGAAAGACCTACAGCAAGTGACCTAAGTAAGAGGGGGTAACCCCTCTTTTTTATTATACTTTTATATGAAACTATTAACGTTAGATGATTACAAGAAAGCAGGAGATACTTTCTGGGAAAAGTATTGGTATGTTGCTAAAGAGTTAGGCGGTGATGCTAAGACCGAAGACATCCTCAAAGTAATGGAGTCTCTGGGTGCTGTTGCACTTAAGTTGAGACTAGAAGAAGATAAAGTTTCGCCGTTTGGATTCAAGAAGGAGACTGAAGAAGATGTCATTGAATAAGATCGACACACAGGGCATGAGTCTCCCTGGCAAATCAAAGAAACCTAGTAGTTATGCACCTATGCCTGTCAAGGTAAGGACAATCTTTACAGCAGAAGAACGTATTGAGTTGAAGCAAATTATTCATGAAGCACTTGATGAGAGGATACCTAAGTGAAACCACAGAGTGCGAAAGCAAAGGGTAGAAACTTCCAGAAGTGGGTGAGAGACATGCTCATTGAGCATAGGGATGTCCACCCTGAAGACATTGAGTCTCGCAGCATGGGTGCTGGTGGAGAAGATCTCATCATGGCACGAGATGCTAGGAAGAAATTTCCTTTTAGTATCGAGTGTAAAAATGTAGAGAAGTTGAATGTGTATGATGCTTACGATCAGGCATGTGCTAACTCTGGAAATTACGAACCCATCCTCTTCATGAAAAAGAATAGGAAGCAAGCACTCGTGGTAGTGGATGCCGAATGGTTTATCAAACACTTTGGGGTTGACAGTCAACCTATTGAGCATATATAATTAGCAAGTTAAGGGAAGTGGAGACCTACCATGGAAAATCAATTTCTTGAGGAGATTGATGAGATTAATTACACAATCGAATTTCTAGTAGACCAACTACATGAAGCCTTAGCAGCAGGAGATCTCCTACGAGGTGAAGTCCTTGCAGACAAGATCAAACAATACTCTGAAGCATCTAAATGATTCATTCTTTATTCTCAATTCCGATTGCACACTATGAAATACAGAATTGGAAACAGAATAAAGAAAAGATCATGAGTGCTCTGCCTATCTTTGGGCAAGAGCATTTAGATTCTAATGGTGAGCAATACACAGACTTCTTTCATCAGGCAGAATGGGAGTTGCCACCTTACGCTGATACGGTAATTGATATTATCGAGCCATACATTGCTGAGTTTACTGAGCGTAGACGCACCGAGTTTACTGACATGTGGTGTCAAACATCATACAAAGGTCAGAAGCACGGTCTACACAATCATGGACACAGTGGATGGTCAGCAGTAATGTATGTGGACTTTGATCCACAACTCCATCAAGCCACGCAATTCATTTCACCTTTCAATAATCCTTGGAGCGGTAGGTTACAGTCCTTCGTCCCACCTGTTAAAGAAGGTGACATGGTTATTTTTCCAGCAACCATTGCACATGAGGCACTACCCAATGAGTCAGACAGACCACGCACCATCGTTTCGTTTAACCTACGAGGCAAAGTTGACAAGGTTAAGAGGACTATGTGGGAGGGTGACCCAATCGTTCGTGTAAATGCTTAAGGTCCAGTAGCTCAGTGGAATAGAGCAACTGCCTTCTAAGCAGTCGGTCGATGGTTCGAATCCATCCTGGATCGTTGCACCCTAGGGTGCATGTTGGAAAACCGAATAGGAGTCAGTCATGACTGTTAGAGATCGCTTTGCAGATTCTATGCAAATTCTGAAGGAGACTGTCAATGGTAACATTGCCCTTGACACAGAGTATCCTCCCCTCTTCTCAGCACTCTGTCGCTTTTACAGTGACAAGAGCGCACGTCACGTCCACTTTTGGGGACTGGATGTTGAGGAGGACTATACGATTCTCATTGATAACATGATTGCCGATGGCGTCCTGGAAATGACCTAAACTTTACCCTGGTCGGGATACTTATGCTTAAAGAAGAAATCACAATTTATAAAGGTAACGTCTGCACCCCACTTAATGATGAGTGTAATGACTTCATCTGGGGTAATTTTATTGATGAATCCGTTGTGACGGGACTTGAAGATTTCTGGCATAATCAAAACGTCTTGAATTTTCATGAGGGTCAGGTCCTTAGACAAGGAGATGTGACGGTGGATAAGGAGTATAAAGACTCTCTCGATCTACATGTCCCTTATCAACTGTCCTGTCCTCAGGTGCAAAACTATATGCACGCACTTCAAGACGTGCTCAATCAATACTTGGAGAGGTTTCCTTTCTGTGAGACCTCACGATTCCAAGTAAAGGAGCCACTGTCTATGCAGTGGTATCCTAAAGGTGGTGGATTCAAGCAGTGGCATACCGAAAGGTCTAATGCCCTGCCTGGATCCGTCTATCGACACCTAGTCTTCATGACTTACCTCAATGATGTCCCTGATGGTGGTACCGAATGGTATTATCAGCAGAAGTATGTCCCAGCGCAGCGTGGATACACTGTGATCTGGCCAGCAGATTGGACATTCCACCATCGTGGTAGAGTCTCTAACGATAGTGAGAAGATGATTATTACAGGTTGGTTTAATTTTATCTAAGGAGTTACATGGAGACACAGGACGACAAATGGAATAGGGGACTTGACATTTTCATAGAGAGTGTGCTAGAACCTGATCCCAAACTGAGAGCATGTGCTCATTCCCAGAAATGTTACCACGAACTGTTGTGGATCCGTGAGGATGTGCTATCATATTTGAAGACACTCAGACGACCATGAATGATCTTGATCCGCAGTCAGTCGCAACGACCAAGACTACTGTGATTCACGAGAGGTTTCCCTATCGCTATGTGCAGAAGGGTCACATTCAATTGAATGGCAAACCTGATTTTCGTTTGCAAAAAGCAAACGAGTATACAAAGAAGTATTCTGACATCTATCTCTTTGATAATGGTGATCAGATGCTTCTTGCTATTGAAGACTTTGAGTATGCCAAATGGTTAGACCCTGCTGGTGTCCCTTGCTATACACGAGACAGTGTTAAAGCGTCTTCTTAACGTCTGGAAGTATTCCCTAGGGTCATTCTCTGATGACAAGACAGGACCCTATGATAATTACATTGCAGGTATTCGTACCTGCATTTTTGTATCCTATCTTGTCACCAATTGTTTTATCGTCAGCGGAGTTATCCGTCACTGGAATTATGAAAGCAGAATTGACAGCAGCAACAGAGGCACTCAAGAAAGCACTGCACAGTGCGATCGATGACCCTAACTTCAATCGCAGTCACCTGAGTGAGCTGTGGCGTCACTACAATGGTCTACAGACCATCACTGAGCAGTGTGCTGAGGACGTGCCACAGATCGAATTCCCTAGCAGTCCGATCTATCTCAACGATAACTATGACTTCCAGAACATTGAGAGCAGTGACACGATCTCCTTCAGTGGGGACACCTTTGCAGCACAACCAGTAGACCTCGGTGGGGTGATCGGTGGACAGGATGTCATCACATTTTCTTAAGGGGGCTTGACAAATATTGTAAAGTTATATATAGTTACAAGAAGTAACATACCTTAACAAATGACTGTTACAATCGAAGACGGTGGTCGCACCAACATGTATGCCACCGAGCCCCAAATGTACATCGACCCTAAAGTGGAGAAAGCAATGCAATCAGAAGTATACGAGACTCACAATGAGTCCGCAGAGAAACTCAACGGACGCCTAGCAATGCTTGGCATCGTCTCTGCCTTCCTGTCCTATGCCTTCACTGGCAAACTCTTCTTCGGAGTGTGGTGAAATGACTCCTCAAGCAGAACGTTTTAATGGTTGGATGGCAATGATCGGAATCGTTGCCGCAATGGGCACCTACGCTGTCACAGGACAGATCATCCCAGGTATTTGGTAATGAGTCTAGAGGTATTTCAGACGATCGTCTTCTGTTTTACTCCTTTCATTATCTTGCTACTACTAGCAGACACTGATGAGGATGACGACGGAAGTGATGGGGGAATGATGATTCCTTCTTATGCTCCAACCTCTTGACAACCACGCTAAATACGCTATGATACTCGGGTGCCTCTGGCACCCTTTTCTATTATGGATAGACTAGACATGAGACCACTTGTAATGGTAACAGCAATGCTGCCACTGCTTATGGCATGTACTTCTTCTGCTCCTCACAAAGTTGAAGCAGCAGGACTGAGACCTACAAAGATCTTAGAGACTAAATGGGAGTGTGAAGATTGCTCCCCTGAAGAGACAAAAGTCGTAGCGTATTTACAAACACCATCAGTAAATATCAAAGACAAAAATGCTATTGCTACAATTCTTGGCAACATTAGACAGGAGTCTAATTTCACTGCCAATATATGCGAGGGAGGTGCTAGAGTTTCTTACCACGATTGTCATCGGGGTGGTTATGGCATCATTCAGTGGACCAGCGTAAACCGCTACGTCAACCTCGGCAAATTTGCCAATAAGTTTGAGTGTGATCCCTCCACATTCGACTGCCAACTTCGTTACATGGTTAACGAGAATATATTTCAGCGTCAACTTCCATACTTCCAATCGAATGGAATGAGTATTGCATACTATATGCAACCTTCTTATCGTTGGTTGGGATGGGGCATCAAAGGTAACCGTGAAGTATATGCTTGGGATTATCTAAATAAACTCAGGTTGGATGCATGAGTCATGTATTGCTTAGAGTTTTACTGGGATGGTAACTGGGTTAAGTTAAAAAACTACTCCAACCTATCCCTACACAAGGCTCAATTTCTTCTGCACCTGTGTGAAGCAGGGCAGAAGGCATTCCAAACTAAAAAAGAATTCAGGATGATTGCTCAATGATTGAAGACTGGCGCTATGACGACGGCAAGATGGCAGAGAGACAGATTTGTCTGACTGCATTTATTCATAAGCAAATCCCCATAAATAGAGAAGTGTATGAGTTCTGTCACTACTATGTGTCGAATGGGTTGCTTAATGTCCCATCCACCCAGCAAGGATTAGAAGAAGCATTGTCTACCCATGGCGGAGACCTCTATGCTTTCGTTGGTGAGAATCTCTTCAAAGAATTTTCTAAATATCAATCCATTAATGGAAGAAAAGAAACAACTCTCAACAAAGAAAGCAGTAAAGAAACTACTTAAAGGAGCAAAGAAACATCCCAATTGGTATACACCAGAGGAAGTTTTGTATGCTAAGATGATTAAAAAGACACTGAAAAAAAAGTAACATGCGTATTGTGATTGTCGGTGGTGGTACATCTGGTTGGATGACTGCCGCCGCTTTTTGTAAAACTTTCCCTAACTGGGACATCACTATGATCAATGGTGGTGATGCCATCGGTGTAGGTGAAAGCACTACGCCACACATCAATCAGTATCTTGATTACATGGGGATCACTGATGAAGTATTCCTCCCTGCAGCACGAGCAACATTCAAATCCTCTTCAAGGTTTGATGGTTTCGTGAAGGAGGGTGAAGTATTTCACTATCCCAATGGACAGTCAGTCGCAAAACATATAAAATTTCAAGAGTGGATGCTCGCCAAAGCATTTCATCCAGAGAATCTACCACCCTTCTCCCAAGTATTCATGCCATTCACGGCGGTGGCAGAGGCAGGGCGACTACCACTGAATAAAAATATCCTAGGACCATATGACCTCGCTAAAGACAGATCATTCCATATTAACGGAGCAGCCTTCTCCAACTTTCTCAGAGACACCTTCTGCAAAGATCTTAAGGTGGTTAATAGCACAGTTAAGTCTGTTGCTACTAAAGGAAGGAACATCGAGCACGTCGTGGTCACAGGTGGACCATACAAACTCGGGGGAGAAAAGATTTTTGGTGATCTCTTTATCGACTGTAGTGGGCAGCAAGCAGTTGTCGGGGGGGCGCTTAGCAAGTGGAAACCCTACGATTCAATTGTAACTGACAGCGCACTCGTAGTTAAGACTGACTACACTGATCGTGAGACCGAGATGGTCCCCTACACCAACGCTAAAGCAATGACTGCTGGTTGGCAGTGGACCATCCCTACCTATGACTTCCTCAGCAGGGGATATGTATTCTGCTCAAAGTTTCAGAGCGAAGAGGATGCCCGTAAAGAATTCGGATACGATGATGCACGTCTGATCAAGTTTGAAAACGGCAGGCATGAGAGAGCATGGACAGGTAACTGTGTGTCCATCGGACTCTCGTTTGGATTCATTGAGCCGTTAGAATCTACAAGTCTCTTCAACACACACCATGGCATCCTTGCTCTCATGGACCTCCTACAGGAGGCACCTCTGCCTGGACAATTCCAGCGTGATCGCTTCAACCATAACCTCACTGAGCATATGGACGGATGGCGTGAGTTTGTAGAGGCACACTACTATTACAGTCGCCGTCGTGACACACCTTTCTGGAGTCATGTCAGCGATGAGATAGAGTATGATCTCACAGGAACCCATGAAGCCATTCAGTATATTATGAATGGCAACGAAGCCATTTCCCATGGTGGCACACAGGTCCTTCACATCCTTGCAGGATCAGGTTATACTACAGTCAACAAGCGACTCACTGAATACTTCAAGTATCCAGAGCTTGTTACTCGTCGCAAAGTCGATGACTGGGCATATGAGCACCAACTTGTGCTACAATATGCCAAGACATGTCCTCCTATGTCGGTTTTCTTGGAGTCCACCTTCGATTACACTTGACAAGGTGTTGAAAACCATATATAGTATGGACGGTCGTTACACAACGACACACTTGACGCCTCACCAAGACTAAACAGCGTCATTAAATAACAGTCTTTCATACCTGCTGCTGAGGGTGCAACAGGCATATTATATTAGTGTTTCCCTGCACTCATACCTACCCTAATTTCAATGTCAACTCTTTCAAGGCAACAACAAACAACCTCCGCGTGGGATTCGTTCTGCGAGTGGGTAACTTCCACAAACAACCGACTCTATGTCGGATGGTTTGGAGTGCTGATGATCCCAACTCTGTTGGCGGCAACCATCTGCTTCGTGATCGCTTTCGTAGCGGCACCACCCGTCGATATCGACGGTATCCGTGAGCCCGTAGCAGGTTCACTCATGTATGGTAACAACATCATTTCTGGTGCTGTTGTCCCATCCTCCAACGCAATTGGTCTTCACTTCTACCCCATCTGGGAAGCCGCATCACTCGACGAGTGGTTGTATAACGGCGGTCCTTTCCAATTGGTAATCTTCCACTTCCTGATCGGCATCTTTGCCTATATGGGACGTGAATGGGAATTGTCTTACCGTCTTGGGATGCGTCCTTGGATCTGTGTTGCATACTCTGCACCTGTTGCAGCAGCATCCGCAGTCTTCCTGGTCTATCCTTTCGGTCAAGGTTCTTTCTCTGACGCAATGCCTCTTGGTATCTCTGGCACATTCAACTACATGCTTGTCTTCCAAGCAGAGCACAACATCCTTATGCACCCCTTCCACATGTTGGGAGTAGCAGGTGTCTTCGGTGGATCACTCTTCTCGGCAATGCATGGTAGTCTTGTTACTTCTTCACTCGTCCGTGAGACGACTGAATCTGAGTCACAAAACTATGGTTACAAGTTTGGACAAGAGGAAGAGACTTACAACATCGTCGCCGCTCATGGTTACTTTGGTCGTTTGATCTTCCAATACGCTTCCTTCAACAACAGCAGAAGTCTTCACTTCTTCCTTGCCGCATGGCCTGTTGTCGGAATCTGGTTTACTGCACTGGGCGTAAGCACCATGGCATTCAACCTCAACGGTTTCAACTTCAACCAGTCCATCTTGGACAACAATGGTCGTGTCCTCCCTACCTGGGCAGACGTGCTTAACCGCGCTGGTCTTGGTATGGAAGTCATGCACGAGCGTAACGCTCACAACTTCCCACTCGATCTGGCTGCTGCCGAGTCCACACCTGTGGCACTTACCGCACCTAGCATCGGTTGATCACTCAACTTGTGGTATAATAAAGGGGTCTACGGACCCCTTTTCTTTTCTTCATTACTGTAAAGTTTTATGTCTACTGATCTAATCGAATTGCTCACTTACTATGTGATCGGTGGTGCTTTAATCATTGGTCCTCCTGCTATCTTCCTTATCATTGCTATGATGGGTGCTATCCAAAATACAAAAGGTCGCATGGTTGGATACAAAGATCATAAAATGTATGGTGACATCTCATTCTACGAGAATGCACCTAGTGATCAAACAAAATTCTATTTGGAACTAAACAACTAAGGTAAAATTCAATGACGACTGCTACACTACAACAACAACGGAGGGGTTGGTTTGATATCCTTGATGACTGGCTTAAACGGGATCGCTTTGTCTTTGTGGGTTGGTCTGGAATACTTCTTCTTCCCACTGCTTATCTTGCCATTGGTGGTTGGCTTACTGGCACAACTTTTGTCACGAGTTGGTACACCCACGGACTTGCTACTTCCTATCTTGAGGGTGCTAATTTTCTTACGTCAGCTGTCTCAACGCCTGCTGACGCTATGGGTCATTCTCTTCTTCTACTTTGGGGTCCTGAAGCTCAGGGGGATTTCGTCCGCTGGTGCCAACTTGGGGGACTCTGGGCTTTCGTGGCTCTCCACGGTGCCTTCGCTCTCATTGGTTTCATGCTTAGACAGTTTGAGATCGCTCGTCTAGTTGGTATCCGTCCCTACAATGCTATTGCGTTCTCTGGTCCTATTGCTGTCTTTGTCAGCGTATTCCTTCTGTATCCACTGGGTCAGTCTTCATGGTTCTTTGCACCTAGTTTCGGGGTAGCAGCAATCTTTAGATTCCTACTCTTCCTGCAGGGTTTCCACAACTGGACCCTCAACCCCTTCCATATGATGGGTGTTGCTGGTATACTGGGTGGAGCATTGCTATGTGCAATCCATGGTGCTACTGTAGAAAACACGCTGTTTGAAGATGGTGAGCAAGCGAATACTTTCAAGGCTTTTGAGCCTACGCAAGAGGAGGAAACTTACTCGATGGTTACTGCGAACCGTTTCTGGTCACAGATCTTCGGTATTGCTTTTAGTAACAAGCGTTGGTTGCATTTCTTTATGCTATTCGTGCCCGTCATGGGTCTCTGGACTTCTTCTATCGGTATTGTTGGACTCGCTCTTAATCTTCGTGCTTACGACTTCGTATCTCAGGAGATTCGTGCAGCGGAGGATCCTGAATTCGAGACCTTCTACACCAAGAATATCCTCCTGAATGAAGGACTCCGTGCTTGGATGGCACCTGCTGACCAACCACATGAAAACTTCATCTTCCCTGAGGAAGTACTACCAAGAGGTAATGCACTGTGATTAAATCACTCTTCAGTATTATGTTTGCTGCTCTAATGTGGGTGCAAGTCCCACAGTGGAGTGACGATTGGTCTAAGTGTGCAGTAGATGTGCCTGACACATCATGTCATTGGTATATCACTGCACCTGATAACACCTTTGGTGAAGGATTCAGTTGGGCTAATGCTCCTTGGTTTAGTGCCGAGGGTCTTCGTGATGTTGGTGAGTTACACAACACAGTTCAATCTCTTCAGGAGGCATGATGAATAGTTTTGAAGTCTTTCTTTACTTCACATGCTTCGCTCTCATTGCTGGCGGTGCCTTTGCTCTTATGTATTACAACCTTAAATCTATTTACTGGGGTGCTAGATCTCGGAAACATCCCGAGGCACCTCAGATAGGTGAAGAGGTATTGTATGTAGATCTATCCAGAGAAAAACTGGAGAATCTATACAACGATAAATAAAGTATCGTCGCCGCTGATGTGGATGGCAAAATCCATCAAACACATCACACTAAATAGAGGAGCAGCACCCGCTCCTCTTTTTTAATGTCCGAGCATATTCGTAATCTAGTTGCTCGCTGTTACAATGTCACGGGTCCGATTGGTCTGACCCCCAACGCATTGGATGGTGAGAATCCTGCTAGTGAATTTAGACCCGCAGGTGGAACCTCCGAGGGTATACCACCAACACTAACACCTTCTGAAGTGATTCAGAATCTGGTGGGTAGATGTTATGGTCCTACTGCACCACCAAACAGTCCCAACCCACTGGACTCGCTCAATATCCCTGAGCGTCCTGATGCTCCTGAATTTACTCCCCCGCCAACACCTAATGAGGTGATTCAAGATCTGGTTGGGAGATGTTACCCTGCCCTTCCGCCACTACTACCACCCCGTCCACCTGACGATTTACCTGATCTCCCTACGATTGTTAACATCGATCCTATTATTTGTTTCGTTGTAGATGAATTAGGTATAGAAATTCCTGGTCTGAAATGCGGCAATCCCATCACCATCCACTGGCCAACTGGTCCCGAGCCTGATGGTCCATGGATAGGCACTGGTGGTAGCACTGGCGGTGGTCCCCCTGATGACTGTAAGCGTGTCAGTGAGTTAAGAATTCGTGGCAAAGTAAAAGATATAGGTAATGGATACTGGAAAGTAATTGGAAGTGACCCTGAAGAGATATTGTATTGTCCTTTCTCTAAACCAGAGGATGACGATTGGGCAAGATGTGTTAGAAAAACTTTAGAATGTACATTCAAACCATACCTAGGTGGTGGTTGGACACCTGCCAAGGCAGACTGTGAAGGATTCCACCCTCGTGGATGGTCTGCTAACAAGACGGAAGTTTGTATCAAGAACTGCTTCCCTGAGAGAGTCCCTGTCTATGAATCTGAGAATGGTAATGAGTACAACTATCACAATGAGATTGCTGGTCCTTCTGGATACTCTCTGACTGATGGTGATGCTGCATGGTGGTGCCTAAAAGATAAGGTGCCTGGATCAGCAGGT